GGACGCCATTAGTAAAGCAATGCTAAATATCAACGCCAGTCTTACCATTTTTCTGGTCCTCTAGGAATTTATCGAGTCGTTCTTTGTAGCCATCCATAAAGTGGTCGGAGATACGGTCTTTGATGCCCCTGTCCTTCCTGCGAAGGTACTTGCTGGGGTTGATGTAGTCCACACCGCCGTTTGAGAAATATAGCATGTCTTGAGACTTGCTTGGGCCGTAGCACAGGCGCGGTACCCGGGGGACAGAGTCGCTACCGTTTACCACCGAAATTTGATTGTCCAACGTCATTGGCTTCTTGAAGCCTTTAAAGAAAGTGTTTGGCTTGCCGAACGTAATCAAGTGCAAGTTGTCGTGCTTACCGTTTAGCTTAGCCGCCGACAGTTCTGCTAATGCGCCTCCCAGACTGTGTCCACAAATCAACGTGCGCTTGTTGTAATCGATATACGGCTCAACGTCATCCCACACTGACGCGTGGGCCGCGACAAACCCGGCGTGACACAATCGCCCGGCATACGGCACGGGAACAGGAAACAGGTTAAACGCCCAGTCGCCCACCTGCTGCGTGCCACGGAACACGATAATGTCTATGGTCTTGCGCTGAATTACAAACGCAGTGGTAGACGTCAGCTTTGATTCTAGCTTAGTGGCGTCTCGGTTGGTCTCATTGTACGCTTTCATGGACCAAGAACACGCCATGCTTAGAAGGACTGGGTCGAGCTTCATACGCCACCTAATTATCTTTATGGTACTTCAAATCTGTTTGCAGTATCAGCACTTCTTTTTGAAGGGCTATTACTTCTTCTTCTAGCTTTCGTATGTCAGGAAATATGTAGTTATTTTGGTTACCCCTAAGACTGCGCGTCTCTTGGGCATTCATGTCTATACGCTCGCTAATACTGGCATAACCCCAAGTAGCAAATGCCACAATAGATATAATCTGTAAGAGCCAAACTACGCTTATCGTCAGCTCTGATCTGTCGTTTAATTTTGGGGCTGCCATAGTTCATAGTGCTACTTAATTGTAAACCGCGTATGCTTTTTCCCAAAGCTCGAAGTCTTTGGCGTATATATCCAAGGCCCTTTGTTTTCTGTCGCTGGAGAGGTTGTCTAAGTAATAAGTAGGATTATTACTGCTTTCTCTAGCTTTCACTTTTTCGGGTACGTTGCCACCCTTACTTCTTATAAACTCGCTAACGTGCGCGTGGATATTTTCTATATTAAACAGTTGAGCGTGGTCCGGGTAATAAGACGATTGCGGCTTAACACTTTTTTGGACGTTTTCCATATCCCAGACTTCGTCAAACAAGAAATCAAAAGAGTTATTTGGCTCCGCTATACACTTCTCATCGTGCAAATCTTTCTGCGTGTAATGGCCGTATTTTGCTAAGTTCTCTGCGGCTACTATTTTTCTTCTTGTGTTTGCATAATAAAAAAGCGAAGCCAGCCATTCAAGAGGGTTTCTAACAGCACCAATGCAAGGCATATCTTTAGCAACCAATCCTTTTTCGACAAGCTCTGCAAACGTGACCTGAGCGGACGCCAGAGCCGGTTGTCCCCACAAACTTTCAGGTAGGTCCGCGTACTTTAAGTTATTGTGGGCGTCACTGTACTGTTTAAACTCTTCCCAATTAGCAAACCCGCCCTCAAGCGCGTAAACATCTTCTTCCCCCGTAGCAAGCCCCGACTCAAGTATGTACAGCTCAAGAGATGTGCCCCCGGTTTTTTGAGCGCGGGTTACGGCGAAATTATGAGACTTGCATATAATCATTTTGTAATTACCACTGTATCCGTATCGCCAAAAAATAACATATTGCCTTCACACACCATGTTCCAGTCTGGGCCTTCTTGTTCACTTCTAGACGGTACCTCTATAATTACATGCCTAGCCAACCACTCTGTATTGCCTTGTAACACCCGCCATACGTGCTCTTCTGTACCCCTGCCCGGTTGGCCTCGGGACTTGTTAAACCTTATACGGTATTTAAGCACGGGGCCTCGAAGGAAACTTAGGGTCGCAGTCAAAGTCAGGGCATAAACAAGCGGCGTCTAGTGCTAGAAGATATTCGCTCCAAGCTGTTTTTTCGCCAATAGTTATTGCGGGGTTACTAAGAGCCGTAGTAGCTATAGTTTTTTCCGCCTCTACACGAGCCTTAATTTCAGCAGCTCTTATCGCTTCTTGCTCTGCTGCCGTAAGCTGAACCCAACCCTGATCTGCGTAAGCTGGACCTAACCACGACAAGTCCCCTATTTTTTCTAGGAATCCATGCAAACCAAATATAGGACCCCAGTTATTTGGAAGAGGCCCTGCTTCGCTTAGTGCTTCGTTTGTTGACAGCTTTCTTAGTTGCCACATTTTCTTTCTCCTTAACTGCTACTTTTTCCCTGCCCGGTTGTTCATCGGGTGGGGGAAGGTTGGCACCGACTTGTTGGCTCAAAATCATGTCGTTCACAAAAGGCGGAAAACCCACTCCCGGCAAATGTTGTTCTCCGCGGGCATGGGCTAACTCTTCCGGCGTAACCTTCCAATCTCTCCAACTAGCAAAATCTTTTCGGGGTATAAGCTGTAAGTGGCACCCCACATTGGCAGAAAGTTGGTGTATTAACTCTATGATTTCTACGGGCTGATACGTGTTCCATAAAAACTTACCAGAAGCACTGCGCATAGTTATTTCCGTAGTGCCCCCTCCCGCCGTCCCTACAGTTATTGACTGAGCGCGTGAATCGTTGGACTCCATAGCCTCTAACTGACGAAGTTTTTGTTTCAGCTCAATTTCTTTTTGGATTTCTTTTGCATTCATACTATTGAGTGTTCCAAGAAATATTTATCTGTCCATTAGTTGGTACTGTAACAGGGTAGCAGCCGGTTGTTACTGGCACACAATTTGATGTTGACGGGTTGCCTGCCGATCCTGAGTTACCGGCACTTCCAGAGTTTCCGGGGTTACCAGCGCTACCATTTGAAATAGCCGGATTTCCGGCATTTCCGGCGTTACCCGCAGTACCGCGCCCTCCACCACCACCTCCCCCCGCTGTGTAAAAACCTCCCCCTCCGCCACCTCCGGCTCTAAAAGCGCTGCCGTTGCCCCCGGGATTCATGTTTTGGTTAATAATGACGTTAACTGGAGAAACAGCGCCCTTATATCCTGTTCCTCCCGGGCCACCTCCGGGAGTTCCGCCCGCTCCGCCCGTACTGCCGCCACTGTAGTCGCCCCCTTGACTGCCCGAGTTAGTAACGCCTGCTCCACCTCCACCACCACCGGCGCCTACGTCGGTTGTAATTGGACCGGTGATGAAATCACCCGGACCTCCTCTACCTCCGCCACAGGGTCCTCCATTTCCACCTACTCTGGGTCCCGTACTTCCCCCGGCAGACCCCGACACCCCCGGGCTTCCTGCGTTACCCCCTGTTCCACCCGTTCCGGGAGTTCCACCTGTTCCACCTGTTCCGCCCGTACCCGCATTACCTCCCGTACCAGCAGTTCCGCCACAAAAATTAGTACAGAATACACTTGAAACGGCTCCTGCACTTCCGGGATTACCTGCACTACCGGGGTTGCCCGGATTTCCGGGGCTAATAGGATTAGGGTTACCGGGACTGCCCGGAGTTCCGGGGCCAGAACCACTTCCACCGGGCCGCCCGGGCGAGCTACTACCCGCAGGGGCTGGAGCGTTTCCTCCTCCCCCCTGACCACCACTTCCGCCAGTGCCGGGACCGCCCGGTGTTCCCGCATTACCTGCCGCACCATTTGCTCCTGCATTTCCGGCATTCCCCGGATTTCCGGCGTTCCCCGGGGTGCCGTCAGCACCGACTCCCGTAACTGAAACTATCTCTAATCCTTCCGGTACAGTAAAAGTTCCGGGCGCGTTAAATGTTTCGCATCCCGCGACCACTGTCGGTTTACCACCAAACAAACCTACTTTACTAGTTCCTATAGGCATAATTAACTCCTACGTGCGGGAGAATCTAAACCTAGAGCCTCACGCTTATCAAATTTGTATTCAGTATAAGAGCCGTTTTTAGCTACGTAATGCAACATAAATTGGACGTTTATCTGGCCTTTAGGGAGTTCTCTTCGCCAATGAGTAACTTCGCAACCTTTGTATATAACCGCATCGCCCGGGTTAAGCATACATTTTACCGGATCGTTGTCTTTATACTGCATCCATATAGGCCAAATACCTTCTGTACAGGCAACGTTTATAGTTGCGCTAATCTCGCAAGAAGGACGATCCGTATGCGGTGTAAGCTCTTCCCCCCCTTGGTAAACCCGGCTAAACGAATACGTTGGTTCTAATAAAAGACCGGTATGTTGTTCTATTGCAGGCTGGCATTCTTTAAGCATTACTTCTATAAGGGGGTCTGCATAATACCCTAGCTTACTTGCGTCGTTTTCTGGAATCTCCGTTTTGGCCAACCATTCTCCGCGATGTATCTTATTTTCAAAATACTGAGATATGGTTTTTATTGTTTTGGCGTCAACCAAACCTTCTATTTTTTTGTACCCCATACTTTGAAAACTACTCATGGTAAAACCACCCCGTCACAATATATTTTGCATGCTCACCATACACAGGGTTTCCCCTATGCGCGTGGGTGAATGCTGCGGGCCATAGCACCATAGTGTTTTCTACGGGATTAATTCTCCGCTGTTGGTATAAAAATTCTGTCTCACCATTTGCTTCTATGGGTAAAGTGTTTAAATAAAGCATATAAACTAATCCACGATTAGCTTGGTCACCGTTACCTTGCTCCCCATGCCAAACATGGTAGCCACCTCCGGTAGAAGTCTTTTGCATTTTCATGTTGTTGCAGTTTATTTTTACTTCTTTAATAACCGAGTATTCGTCGCCGTAAACCTCAAAGCATTGCTGCAATCCATCAAAAAACAAATCTATAGTGTTCTTGCCTTCAAACGGTTCAAAATTTATATTCTTGCCATTGGAAGAAATTTGGTAGTCATTCTTTATATGTTTGGCCGCCCCCTCGCCGTTTTGGCGGTTAGTGCCCGCCCCGAGTGTTTGGTTGCGGTCAAACTCAGAAATTAAGTGCTCGCAAAATCCTTCTGGATACACTTCTGAAAAAACACCAATAAAATCTTTATATGCTTTTTTCATTTAAATGCTGGCCCCGAAATCCATGCTACCAATGTTTGTCTTGTACCCTTAGTTACAGGTGTTACTTGGTGCAGTGTCCATGCTGGAAATACAGTTATAAGCCCCCGCTTTTTTTCTATGCTTGTAGGCTCTTTCCTAGTAAGTAGCTGTAGGTCTCCACCCTCGTATTCGTTTGGGTGTGAAAGTTGTAACACCATAGAAAGCTTGCGCGATATCCCCGAAGAGACAAAGTCCTGATGCCAAACATAAGTTCCTTGCCGCGCCTCGTGGTAGTTGGTTAACTGTATAGACTCACCAAACCCGGTAAGCTCAAACCCAAAGTAGTCGGCATTTAAACTTGCCGCTACGTGAGATAAACGCTCAAAAACCCATGCACACTCGGGGTCTTTATTAAGCCAATTTACCTCAGAGCGTCTTACTCTGTCGTTAACTTCCCCACCATTACTACCGCCAACCTGTGCTTGTTGCGTAGCTTCTTTTGCTTTTTGTTGCAACCAATCAAGCTCTTGGTCTGTAAATTCGTTTTCCCACCACGCAAACGGTTCTATTGTCCTTGAATACGGCCTCAGCATGTGCTGCATTAAATAAACCTTTTTCTTTGGGACAAAATAAAATGCACAAATTTTGTCGGGTTATTAGATTGGTTCGGTGTAATCATGTGCGGCAGCCACGAATTAAACAACATCATAGTACCCGCTTGCACATTACTAAAGTGTATTTGCGGCGTAGCCATTGTAACTTGGTCGCTAGGCTGTGCCCACAAATCCGCCATACGCTTACCCGGTCTTGGGTCGTCAAATATAGGGTAAGACCCGCCTTCCGGCACTTCTAAAAAGTAAAACCCCGATATTTGGCTGTCCCCATGTACGTGCATAATATTACTGCCGGTACACGCAAACTCTTGGCCCCACATTCCAGATACGTAAAACTCATACTCATCTGTAAAATAACCCTGCTCCTTTAAAATACTAACGCCCTTATCTCTAAAGTAGGACGCTAAGTACCCAAGGTCGGGGTCATTCGCCATGTGCGTAGTCTGCCTAACTGTCGACGGCTCTATTTGCTCATAGTATTTCTGGGTATGCTTTAGCGTTTCCTCTACCCACTCTGGCCGCTCTTCACGGTAAATGGAGGATGAGAAATAAGCGTATGATTCCATACTATAGGTTTACAAAATTGGCTAAGTCTTCAGCTAACCCTGTTACATCAGCTACAGTAATGTCCGTGGCTTCTGACGCGGGTTTAGTTCGGCGGTTTTCTATTAAAACTTCTTTAGCCGCACGAACCATTTCTAGTTTTGTATGTTTTGCATCGGATGCAGCTTGGTTTGCAGCTCGAAGTTTTTCCGCTTCAAGGTTATTTGCGGCTCGAAGTTTTTCTGCTGCTTCGGTAGCTAGTCTTTCGTTTTCAAAACGAGCGTTATCCGTAGTGGTTTGTACTTTTGCACGCGCCGTTTCAAACGCCACTTGGTAGTCTAAATCCGCCTGTTGTTCCGGTGTTAATGCCATGATGATAGCCTCCTAGGCTGTATTAAATTATGTGGTTAAGTTTTTAGCGGGAAGCGTAACATACCACGATGTCCCACCGTCCGGGGAAAAGAAAAAGTATATGTCTGTAGCGTCGGCATCCGTCGTACGACTAATTAAACCACCCGGATAATAAAACGTGCCTCCTGCAAAAGCTACTGTGCGTCCCGGAGTAGGGTCATTAGTTAGCACCAATGTAAATGAGGTCGCCCGGTTAGAGGTCCCGTTTGGTGTAGCCAATGTAAACGTACAATTGCCGTTTAGTGTAGCTGTAAATACATTAGCGTCGTTACAATCAATGGTTATCGCGCTGCCTGTATCACCAAGAGCTACTACTTTGTCTGAAAAAGTTCCCGCAAAAAACTGGTTAGAATCAAAAAATATAACGGAATTAGCCGTTGAATCTTGAAGGGCGGTAGTTATTTTAGGTGTGGTAAGCGCCGGACTTACGTTTAGCACCGTAGCGCCCGTGCCCGTAGATGAAGTTACGCCTGTACCGCCGTTAGCGACAGGGAGGGTTCCTGTAACTTGTGAGGTCAGATCGACGTTAGCCAGTGTGCCGCCAAGAGTAAGGTTCCCTGAGCTAGTGACTGTGCCCGTCAAGGTTATACCGTTGACTGTGCCCGTGCCCCCTACGCTTGTTACATTACCAACTTCGGTGGGGTTGGCATTAAGAACCGCAGCGCCTGCCCCCGCACCGTTTGTGACGACCATAACCTTAGAGCCGTTAGCTACATCTACCGTAGCGCCTGAACCCTGCTTGATCGTAATAATCTGGCTGCCTGAAGTGGCGTTCTCAATCATCCACACCTTAGAGACGGTGTTTGGACCAAGAGTAATCTCCCGAGTAGCCGTAAGAGATACAGCAGAGGTAATCTTAAGGTAGAACGAGCGAGTGTCGTCAGCCGTAGCATCCGGCATGGTAAAGGTTTCATTGGCGTCAGCCGCCATTTGCTTCGTGCCGTAGCTAAAACCGTCGGTAATCAGCTCAAGGTTAGTATTAGTACTGGTGCCCCAAGTGCCGTCTTCATCACCCGTGGTGATTTCTTTTAGCCGTAAGTTGTTTACATAAGTAGCCATCGGGGCACTCCAGTTATACTAATGTGCTTCCGCCAGCGGGCGGCACGCTTGTCGCGTAAATCTTTGTATTCTGACGTAAGTTTAGTGCTTCGCCGCAATCTGAACAAGTGTCTGCTGCCATTTCAGACTCATCAAGATCATACCCACAGTTACCGCATAAAAGCTCAACTTCATGCTTGGGATCGATTGCTGCGCCTAAATTTGTTGCTTCTTTTACTATTTTCATGCTGCTATTTCCGTCCAATTTGCGTTTTGATTAGGTACTATTTGGCCCCATACTAACACATTCCCGGCCCTACCTGTGCCCTGTACGCCAATGGCGTACACTGTGGCTGCACCTGTTTCGGTGGTTTCACCTAATGCTGTGGTGCCCTGAACGCCCGTAACATTGACGTTGGCATCCGCTTCCACTGTCGCCGTGCCTAGTGCGGTAGTGCCCTGAACGCCCGTAACATTTATGATGTTGTTGGTTACTAGAGAAATGTTTCCTAGCTCGCCCGTGGCTTCTAGGCCCGTTGCGTTTACGTTAGCGTCGGCTTCAACTGTAGCATTACCCGCTGTTTCGTTGATTATATCTGTAGAACCATTGGTACCGTCAAAATGCAGTAGTGCTGTAGTGTCTCTGTCTACTTCGTACTCTGCAACCGGTTCTGTAAAGGATGTACCTTCATAACGGGCTACAGATGAAAGTCGTACCTCATCAATATACCCGTTAAAATCACCAAAGCCGTTTTTACCAACACTAAAGACGCCACTATCGGGTCTATTAGCTGTGGTAAACGTATCTTCTAAGGTTCCATTTTTATATATCCTATGAACATTTCCTTCTCTTTCATAAGATAACATTGTCCAAACACCGGCAGACACGGTGACTGAACTACTAATAATTGTTGATGGGTTTACACTCCAGTAAACTTGGTTACCTAATAAATATGACTGTTCTGTTGTGCTTGTACCAGTCTGCCAAATCCCTTTGTAGCCCGTAACATTTGTCGGACGAATCCACAGGTCTACCGTGAAATCACCTGAACTTAGGTCAATGCTTTCGTCAGAGGTTACAAAGTCATTTGTGCCATCAAGCAGTAGTGAAGCTGAACCAAACTTAGCTTGGGCAGTTGAAAGCTGAGCAGCACCATCTGCGGTAAATGTAGTACCTCTATTTAGTGTTGAAGCCTCTGCGGAAACTCCCGTGACCGCAACAATGGCAGAGGCAACGGCTATAACCGTACCTACTTCACCGGTAGCGGCATTGCCAATAACTTCAATCGCCCCATCTGCTTCAACTGCCGTATTGCCAAGGGCTGTGACGCCTTCTACACCGGTTAAATTGACAACAGCTTCAGCCGTTATGGCTACCGATCCCAACTGCCCTGTAGCTTCTACACCGGCAGGGTCTGTTCTAGTGCGTAGATCAACCGTGACTGAGCCGGTATCACCTGTGGCTGCAACGCCTGTAACCAAAACATTTGCGTCGGCTTTTATTGAAACACTGCCAATTGTACCGGTGCCCTGTACCCCTGTTGGAGATACTATGGCTTCTGCATAAACCGCAGCCGTACCAAGTTGCCCCGTAGCCTCAACGCCGGACAAGATTACACTGGCAGAAAGACTCGCATCATCTGCTAAAGGAGCTGAAGCTATAGGGATAAGACCTAGCATAAAAGCAACCTAGTTAGGTGAAATCTTTAGCCGGGAGAGTTACGTACCACGTCGTCCCGTTGTCTGGCGAGAAAAAGAAGTATATGTCTGTAGCATCCGCGTCCGTTGTTCGGCTTATTGACCCGCCCGGATATTTAAAAGTACCCCCGGCAAACGCTACCGTGCGCCCAGCCGTAGCGTCATTAGTAAGCACCAAAGTAAACGATGTCGCCCTACTTCCAGTGCTATTAGCTGTAGACAAGGTAAATGTGCAGTTTCCTGTAAGGGTGGCGGTAACCACATTCCCTAAACTACAGTCTATAGTCTGGGCTGTTCCAGTGTTGCCTAATGCGTTTACTTCGTCAGAGAAGGCTCCTGAGAAAAAGGTGCTAGAGTCGTAGTTGATCTTACCTACGCCACTGCCGTTGGCTAGGCTGTCGGACTGCAACGTAGTCGCTGTAATAGTTGTGCCACTTAGAGCACCTGTCAACGTACCGCCAGTTAAAGGCAGCTTAGTTGCGTCAGCTACAGTAATATTGGCTGATCCGTTAAAGGACACGCCGTTGATTGTACGGGCGGTTTGCAGAACCGTAGCAGTAGCGGCGTTGCCTGTGGTGGAGCTTGAGGTTGTGGCATTACCCGTAAGAGCGGCAGTAATAGTACCCGCCGAAAAGTTACCAGAAGCATCACGAGCAACGACCTTACTTGCGGTGTTTGCAGAGGTCGCATCTACGTTTACCGTAACCGTGCCAGAAGTGCCTCCGCCTGTAATAAAACTACCGGCTGTCACCCCCGTGATGTCGCCTACGTTTGAAGTAAACCCATCTGGGTTAGAGGCAGGGTAATAATAAGAACCTTGCTGTCCGTCAAGCAAGTCAGCATCAAGCCCGGAGCCAGTGCCGTCGTTGTTAGAGGTCCAGTAAGTGCCACTATATCCGGATACGTTTGTCGCTGTTGTAGCGTTACCGCTTAAGGCAGCGGTTATAGTTGTCGCAGAAAAATTACCAAACTCGTCTCGGACTACTACTTTGTCGGCGGTAGCTGCGGACGTAGCATCTACGTTTAGAGTTACAGCACCAAAAGTGCCTCCGCCCGTTAAAAAGTTTCCCGCAGTTACATCCGTAATTATGTCTTCTGCGGCAGCCGTAACAAAAACAATTGCGCTACCAGAAAGATTAAGCAAAGACCCTGTGCTACTTTCATCAAGAGAACGGGAAAGCGTCGTACCCGACGCTGTATAAGTGCCTGTGCCAATCTCCCATGCTGTACCGTCCTCTATCGTATAACGAACCACGTTGGTGTTTGCCACACCCGCATCCGCAAACGTCTGAAACCCCGCTACCGCAGAGCCAAGCGTAACTGTCCCTGTCCCCGTCGTAGCGGTGGACATTTTAGCTCTATTTACTAACGTCACCATAGCTAGGGTCTCTCACTTTTTAGGCAATACGGATAATAGCGTTGCTCGCATCAGCAGCAGGGAAGACAATAGTAAAGTCGCCCGCAGTAGAGGTCTTGTCCGCACCGAAGTCCAGAACCGCAACAGCAGGGTCCGTGACGCCGTCAGCCAAGTAGATCAAAGCTCCACGAGCCGTAATAGTCGCGGTAGACCACGTAGTATCAGCAAAGTCCAAGAACGCTGTAGTGCCGCTCGACGCAGGGTTTGCAGATATAGTCAGCGTGTTTCCGCCCGCAGTGTAGCCTGTGCCTGAGACCTCGTTAGTCACGCTGTATGCCGTAGTAGTGGCGTCTAGCGTAGCCGATGAAGTAAACAGAGCAATTTTGAATGTCTGTGCTGTGCCGCTGCTGAAGTCGAAAGTCCCATCTAGGACACCAACTTTGAACGATGTTGCCATAGCTTGTGTGATAGCCATTGGTGTTTCTCCTGTCTTTTACAAAGTATATTAAGCTTTATCTCTAATGATAAGCCCGGTTCGGTATGCATCGGTAACTTCTTTTGCTTCGCCGAAGTTCTTCAAAGAGGTAACGGCTTCCACAAAACGTTTCTCATACTCTTGCATGACATCCGCCTCACCTTTCATATAGGTGTAAGCCTCAATCAAGCAGCCGTATAAAAGAGCTACTTCCGCATTTGTGCTTAACCAAGTAGTGCCGCTTCCCGCTCCTAAAGTCAAACTTGCAGGGCGGTAGAAGTAATGAAGCTCTACTGCGTACGACGAATCGGGCGTAGGGCCTATCAAAAAACTACTCACGTCAAAGTATGCGTAGTAACGCGGCGCGCCCGTAGTGGTCGCATCCGGATTAAACTCTTGGACAAAGTTAACATCCTTGTACTCAAGAAAATCTTTGTTACCGTCACCGTCCGTGTAAGACAGTGAAAACGGTGCTAAAAAGTCGCTAGGAGCCGCAAGGTATTGATTGCTTGCCGTCATGTTTGCTGTAGCGTTTTTACGAAAAAGCGTAAGCTGAACGTTCTTTAAGATACGCTCTTCGGCCACGCGTATAAAAAGCGGCAGGTTATTCACAAAACTTGTTTCTTGGTTTTGCGTGTAATCCTGTATTGCCGTTTTTAATTCGTCGTAAGTAAAACTCATGTAATTACCACCGTCACGCTACCTACTTGGCAAAAACCTGTAACCGGTTTTAAGTTTGGCGCTTCTACTAAAGGAACGCCTACGTACACATCTAATGGCTCCACCCTATCCGGGCGAGCATCTTTTAAAGCCTGCGGGTCAATAACTTTCCGGCGAGGATTAAGTTGAGGCTGTTTAACTTCAAACTCATCCCTTCCGACCAGCATCCCGGTCCACTCTTTTTTCATGTCGTTAAGCTTGTAACGAAACCCGGAGCGGTCTGAAATGCCGTAGGCGTTTTTACCCGTAGCAAACTTGCCCATTACAGATTCCTAGAATACGCTAAGCTTGGAACAATATTAAAAGAAGCCCGGTCACGGTCTTCGTCCATCGCACGCTGCATTTCTTCTTCATACAACGCTTTAAGTAATTGTATTCTGTCCGGCGCTTTCTTGATTGCAATGTAATACGCTAAGCCCGCAGCAAGTGCCGGATAAAATCTAAACGGTATTTGCAACGTATCTGTTGCAGAATCCGCATCGTCTAAACGAACTAAACGGTTATAGATAATTTGGTCAGTGCTGTTGTCCGGGACAGGCCACAGCTTTAACACCGGGCTTATTAAACGGTCCAAAAACCACTGTGACGACCTAGACTGCTGCGTTTTATTTGGGATGTTTATATAGTCATCCCTACTCAAGCGGTCTATACCGTAATCAGTCCCGTCGCGGCGAACAACTATAGACAAAATATCAATAGTGTCAGCGCCTACGTTAATCTCGGAGACGCCCTGAGTTAATGTGGTAGTGACCTGTTGAATGGTCCACTGGTTCAAACCACGATTAGCCCAATCCGCAAACAAAAGATTCATAGAGCGCTTGGCGGTTTTTAGATCGTACCCGGTACGCATCTCCTTCCCGCATCGCTCAAACGCCTCTTCGATATAATCCGAGACGTCTAATTCAAAATCTTTTGATCCAGAAACAGCCATTATTTCTTCTTCCTTTTAAGCGACGCTACACGCTTAGGTTTACCTGCGGGTTGCCCAAGACGCTTCTTTTGCGCTACTCGGGACTTTTTCTCTGCCGCTGTCATTTCACCGGCGGTCTTAGGAGTTTTGCTCGAAACACGTTTTTTAGGGCGACAATACGGAGTTCCGCGTTTTTCCCCTTCTTTGCGTCCACAAGGCTTACCTGTACGGACGTCTACCCACTCCTCCTTAAACCATCGTTTAAGGTCTGCGCCTTTCTTAGTCTTACGAACCGCCACGGGACTTATTCCCCCAGTTCTTAGCGCCAACTTTACGGCACTTGGCTATTGCGCCAGAAGCGTAGGCAGAAGGGAAGACTTTGTAACGCGCCTTTACCTTACGGTAACAAGCGTCTTTACTGGCGTCTCCGCCATCTTTAAAACCGGGAACTCCGCGGCCTTTCAACACGTCCGCACGAGTCACTTTCCCGTCTTTGTTAAGATCCGGGAACTTCCCTTTTTTAGTGGCTGCTCCGCCATCTGCATAGCCCGTAACCTTTAATCCGTTACGTACTTTACCCATGCCTTTGCACTTAAGCATATTACTTAAACCCGCGGACCGCGCAGCCGCCTTTAGCCATCTTACGGACAGGGCCACCGACCTTCATGCCTTTTACAGCACAACCGCCTTTAGCCATTTTCTTAGGCTTAACTTCGCCGCCATACATCATACCCATGGCTTCCATTTTGCGAGGACTGCATTTCATAACATTCTCCTAACCTAATATCATCATAACGACCGCGACTAATGTCGCGGAAAGTTGACTAGCTATACCGGCTAAAATCATCCAGTTCTTGTTCCGCAGATCACGTATATCATCTTCCATATGGTCAAGATGATTATTCTCAATACGGTGCAAAATAGTTTCAACGACGGCCATCTGACGCTTCACGTCGTTTACTTCCTTCTCTAAATGATCGTTACTTACCATTTCTTGCAACTCCAGTAACGTGCAGAGAACTTGTCTTTTGCCGTATCGCAGTTATGGCGCGCTCTAAAATTAGCACGCCTTTCGGGTATGTTCTTTTTGATGGTCATATTAGGATCACCAAAACGAACTAATTTTACGTCATCGCCTTTCTTAGCTAAAACAGCAAACTTCTTGCTACCGCCTGAAGTCCTTTTCGGCTTGTTATAGCCGGAAAAAGTTTCTCCGCGGTAGCTAAGACGCCCCGAAGGGCTTCGTTTTACGCTCTTAGTGCTTGCCATTTTTTACTCAAAAAACAAGTCAGCTTCTAAAAGGTTAGTCATAACGAAGTAGACTCCTAACTGGGTAATAAAACCACTGTTTGGAACGGAAAACGTATTTGCAAAAGCATCGCCCGCTGCAACTCTTTTACACATTAGCCAACGCTTTGGCTTTTCTTGCTTTGATCCACTGTTAGCCACATAGTCAGCCGCAGGCGTACCCGTAATGGTGTCAGAATTTAGCATTGTAATGGTAAAAGTGCCTGAGCCTGTCACCGTAATTGGGTAATTACCCGAAGTAGCCGTTCCGCCAGTCCCTGTTGCAAAGCAGATGCCTACAACGTCTCCTGTGGCCAACCCGTGACTTGCTTTTGTAACCGTTACTGTCGTTCCCGTTTGGGCATATGTTCCCGACACGGGAGCAGTGTCCGTGTCATACACGGTCAACTTGCCTGCACTGGCGGTACCAACAATAGAAAACTCTTTAAGTCTGTGGGGGCCAAGAACAGCAAAACCGCTTTCCTGCTTACTGACTTGAAAAATTTGAGATAAGCTACTCACCTAATCTCTCCTCTTAAACAAGGTTAGCGTTCTGGATGTACATCACAGTGACATCTGCTACGCCCGCCGTGCCGTCTTCGTCGGTCGCGGCAAAAGTAGAGATAACTTGAATGTCTGTAGTGCCTACGTCTGTAGAAACCGAAGTCATAGCGTCACTAAAAGTAACACCTGCCGCCTGTACAGTAGTCGCACCCAAGAAAGCATTTGGATCGCCTGAAGTACCTACTTGGACTGTTGAGGCAGTAGTATCGTCGTTAGCTGTAGTAACGTTCAGGACCACTGCAATAATCTTAGAATTCGCAGGGATAGTAGCAACAGTAGTAGTCTGACCATCGGCACCCGTAGCTGCGATAACCGCCGCTTGAGCCATGCTGACGAAACCAGAGTTAGCTACGTCTGTGCCAACCGTTGTACCAGTGGTGTTTCGAATTGTACCGGCCTTAATAGGACCAGAAAAAGTAGTAGTCGCCATGAAGATCTCCTGTCGTGGCTAGTGTCAGTCGCGGGATGCGACTGTCAGGGACATTTGTAAGATACGATAAAAAAAGGGGCAGCACAAGCCACCCCTTTTCCACACAAGACCTAAATCTTATGAACCGCTACCGTACACAGCACGCCAATCTGAGACGCCGAAGCTGTAACGCTCACGGGCCTTGAATCGCATGTTGCCAGTATCGAAGTCGCCTTCCATCGCAGTCTTAAGAGGAGTTCTGTTGAACATCTTAAAACCGTTAGGAGCATCAGTCTTGATGAAGAAGTTGTCTGGGTCTGTCAGGAAGTGGTTAACCACCGCACCGTCAGGAATCATACCCATAGACTTAGTCGCATTGATGTCGTTATCGGCAGTGCCGGGACGCAGGTTAGAGTTGATTACTCGCTCTGCAATAAATTGCAGCTCTTTAGGAATAATCATCTTCATGCCACGTACGGCAATCTTAAGACCACGCTCATCTGTCAGACCCGCGATGTTAATGAGCATTTGCTCAAGAGACGTCTCGTTAAGGTCTGCTGGTGTAGCCAAAAGATTTGACTGGTTACCAGATAAAGATGGGTGTGATGCAGAACAAAGAGCAGCGCCGTCACCGACAGGTGCCGCAGCATTGAACGCGTTGTTTAACACAGAGGCAGCTTTAATTTGCTTAGTCTGTGACATAGAACGAGCAAGAGCACGAGTGTAACGAGCTGCAAGACGATCGTAAAGATTGTCCTCAACCGCTTCCTCAGTGATGCTGAATGCCAAGGCAATGGTCTCGTGAGTGTAACGTGCAGTAAATGTTTCCTGCGCGTCATCAAACGAGATAGAACCACCCTCTGACTTAACCGGGGCAGTGCCAAAACCTGACAACATCACTTCCTCTTCAAATGCACGATCTGATGACTCTTCGTCAAAGATCTCTGCATGCTCATTTTCGTAACGATCGTACTCCATCCCGAACAACGCATTTAGTCCGGGTTCCAGCTCTTTCGCTAGTTGTGCGCGAGATATAGCCATGATTTAGCCCTCTTAAATGCCAGTGGTTAATGAAGTGGTTTGTGAATCAAACCGCGATGCATTTGAATTGAAGTGAGCATTGAAACGCACTTTAAGCGGGATACCCGCCGCAGTGTAATCACTGTTCGCTTCGTCATCTACAATGCCTACAATACGGAGGGGCAACGTTGCTGTAGTAGCAACAGTGCTTACGCCCAACGCAGAGGTAGAGTTACCGTTGTTTGTAGAACCCGCTTGAGCAGAAGTGCCCAAAGACGCGTTTGAAAACACGGTAGCTAGAGCAGTTGCTCTGTCAGTAAGACTTGCATCCGAAGCAACTTGGAAGATTTGATTCGGATTATCTGCAACGTAAGCTTTAATGGGATAGTTTGTATCCACGCTTACGCCAGCAGAGCCCGGCCAGTAGTTTAGCCACACAGGCTTTTTCTGGACAGAGTCTTGATATTCAACACCCATCAGGACACCTAATGCTGCGGTAGTACCGCCCGCTGTATCTGCTGCACGAGCAATTACACCGGCACTAGTAGGAACAACAATTCCATACTGGAAGATAGCATTAGCGTTGTCAGAAGCGATTTCGTACTCGGTTACACCGGTACTGTTTACGCCGCTGCCAACAAGCCCAATAGGACGTAAACCATAGGCAGTTGCTTGATTTGCCATGATGTATTTCTCCTAAAGGGGTGGCTTAATTCTTTCGAGAGCCACCAAAAGTTACACGAGATTGACGATCGGGTTTATTGATCGCCATAGTTGAGTGAGCATTTTCCCGCATCATGTCGTGATCGACAGCATCCATAAGATCTTGAGTTTTGCCAGAAAAATACGCCGATCTTTCCGCCAAAGTTTCTACTGGAATGCGTGCGAGTAAAAGTCCTCCAACGCCAAACACACCTTCATATTTACCTGAATCTACTACCGGTGCTTCGAAATCGGGATACTCATCAGCTCTTACAAGCTCATATCCTTCTCTCATACGCGCAGAAACGTTCTTGCGGTCGTCAAAACCACGAACCTCTGTACGTATCCACCGGTGCGTGTACCCTTCGGGTGCAGGCGGTGCATCTAACATGGATGGGGGTGCCCAAGGCTTTCGCCGCTGTTCTTTCCCCCGGCTGTCTTTAGCGCGAGAAGAGCGATCAATACCTTCAAAACCTAATTTCTTGTCAGTCATTGTCGTCTCCTATTTGACATATTTCGCGTATTCTTCGAGTGGCACACCTAATTTCTTCGCAATAGCGACTTGGCTTGGCGTGAGTTTTACCTTAGTGTTGCGTCCAGTCCTACCCGTGGAACCACGGGCGCTTCCGGCTACATTTTGTACAGGACGTTTGCCGGCAGAGTCTTTAAATTTATGCGGAAATTCTTTCCGTATGCGATTGTCTAGCTCACTATAATACTCATTGCTTGTTGGGTCAAATCCTTCGTCTTCCACTAAACGCTTGTGCAAACCAAATGCAGCAAAGGTCATGGCTTCATCGGAGCCAAACCATTCATTTTTGCTTGCCCAGTCCTCGGCTTTTGGATCTGGCGCTCTAGGGGCCTGCTGCGGGGCGGGCTGTTGTTGGTGCTGAGCCGCTTGCTGCTGTTCCTTTAAAGAACGCTCTTGGGCCTGCTTAGTAGTTTCGTATCTATCCGAAGCAACCGCCAACTGAGTCATCTTTCGTTGTGCCGCTACAGTAGCATCTGAATCACCCATTTCAACCGCGCGCTTTAGCTCAGACTCAACCTGCTGCTGCTCCATGCTTAAGCGGCTGCCGTACTCGGTCATATAGCCTTGGTCTAACGCCTGCATACGAGTACGTATTTTTTCCGCCTCGCTTTGCACGTTTTGCGCATACTTAACGGCTTCTTCTCTCTGCCGCTCGGCTTCTCTCATTTTCTTAGTTAGACGATCAATGCGTTTTTTAACACCGGCGCTGTACTCTTGGTGTTCGTCATCCTCGTCAACCGATTCGTTAGAGTCTTCCGTATCCTCTTTTTGCGAGGATTTAAGCTCTATTTCCGTTTCTTCGGTTTCAGAAACATCTACATCTACGGACTTTTCGTCCTCTTCAATCTCGTATTGTGCTTCAGCCATGGTTATCTCCTATTAAAAACTGATGATATCTTCTGGATCAGAGATAGTTGCTAGTATCTCGTCATCATTAAGAATACGTACCTCACCTCCGTCAATGCGGAAACGAGACCCTGCATACCGAGCAAAAATCACCCAATCTTTCTCTTGGCACCAATCGCCTTCTGGGAATTTATCTTTGTCTTTGTACGCTAGTGGGCCTTTCTTCAAGACATATCCAACTACAGTTTGGACTTGGCCGTCCTCTAACACTTTGTCCGGTATATAAATTCCACCGTCGGTCTTAGATTTGCCTCTATAAGGTAGTATTAACAGTCTCCAACCGCTGGGGTTTGGGAGCTTTTCTAGGAGGGAAGCGTCAGCCTTTGAGGGGTCTAATACCTTAGACTTTGGCTCGACGTACATGCTGTCAACAGATGTTTCACGTGAAACATCCTCTTCGCTTTTTTTAGGCTTTTTTTCAGCAGCTTCTTTTTCAAGCTGTTTTGCTAAGTAACCGGGTACTTCAATCATTCAACTGCTCCTGTTGTTCTAGCAGGAAGGAGAGTTCCTGTGCTATGTGATTCAATGCGTTTAGCTCACCCATCAGAGTAGCGTACTGCTCCATGGAAGCTATACCGTTGCTTTCTAAAATATCTAATACGTTACTTCGGCGTTCTTTAATGCTTTTTTGAACGAACTGCACCACAACCAAATCATCCATGAATCCTCCCATGATTTTATCTGATATAGTTGCAGTGAATCTTATACTATTTTTCTAAAAAAGGCTAATAGATACCCTGAAACCTTTGAGGTTTCATGATGATAGGGCTAAACCCTCGTACAACTCCGCCACCGGCCATTTTCTTTGGCTTGCCCGCTTTAGACAAGGCAATAGCCACCGATTGCTTCTGGGGATAACCCTCGTTTCTAAGCTTGCTTATATTGGAGCTTATAGTTTTCGAACTATTACCACGCATCAAAGGCATGATTTTCTCCTAGCAAATGTGGAAGTCACCGCCACGAAGCATAGCGCCCATGCCGCGGCTCTTACCGGTAATGCAGACGCCTTTTTCAGTATTAGGTGTTTTTTCCGCTTTAGCCGTAGCGTACGGTATACGGCCTTGGCCTTTAATGTCCGCATAGTTTGTGGCTTTAGGGGCCTTGCCCGGAGAAGTTCCGTTACATTTTACAGTGCGCATAATTAATTTCCTCGTTGCTCTCGTTGCGCTTGTATGCGCATAAGTTCTCGTTGATTTGTTGCTTCAATTCTTTGTTGGTTAGACTGTTCTTGACTAGCCAAGCGTTCGTTAAATTGACGCGAACGTTCTTGCAAGGTTGCCGCTTGCAGGTCTAGCTTGCGCTGGCCTTCGGATATATCTGCGGCAGTGCCTTGTTCTTTTATCTGTAGCTCTTTCTCTTTCAGAGCCAGTAACGGATCTGGACCTTGGCCCTCGCCGCCCATAATGCTCTGGCTCATCTGACGAACTGTCTGCATTTCCTGAGCAATAATCTGTGCAACCAACGTTTCAACGTCAAGCATCTGATCTTCAGTAACCTCTTGACCTTGGTTTTGCTGCAAGAACATCGCTGCGGCTTGCTCACGAGCCTTAAGCTTTACGTGCTGTAAAACGTGCTTTTGCAACGACATTGCCATTGCCGGCATAGCTTGAACGATGCCCGACGCCATAAAGGTCAAGTGCGCGGTTATATGCGCATCGTGGTCCTGACCTTCAAACGCTTTAAGCTCCACATCATCCATAGCGTCAATATGCTCTTGAGCCGGATCTTTAGGTAACGGCTCGTCAGCAGTAGGTGCGTTAAGAATCTTGTCTATATCCCGAACGCCCAAAGCTTCGTACATGCGGCGGTAAGCCTCATGCGTGTTATGAAGCTGTGGAGCCTGCATAGCAAGCTCTAACTGCGATTGCGCAACCGCTATACGCTGTGACTGCGAGAAAACATTTGGATTAGACACCGGTACTACGTCTACCCGGTCGTCAAAATCTTTCGCCATAATGGCTTGATCACCGCCCTCTACCGAATAGGGATATTCTTGCGGCAGGTCATTGGCAATTACTTGAGTCAAAAGCTTTAGCTCTTGCCGTAACGCATAATGCATGCGTTTGTGTACCGCGCTCATTACGCGAGTACCTTGCTCAAGCATGGCTACGGTAGTGCCGACAGGCGCATTTTGATTTCCGTCACCAACCTTTAAGTTAGTAATCGTAGCAAAACGCTGCCCCGCCTCTACTACAAAACCCAGCAAATTAAATAACGTCTGATCCGGACCTTTAAAAGGAAGCGGCATCAAGCTTTCTCGGATAGCACCGCCCGGCGCATCTACGTCTCTAAACTCTCCCGGCTGCAAAGGCTCAGAATCGTCACGTATGCGCATGCCCCGGGCCTTAAAGCCGGCAGGTAAGTTAGACAATGTACCCGCGTCTATTAGCTGGCGTAGCGCTGCTGTGGCGGTCCTAGAGAGTCCGCCAATAGTGTGGATAAGACCCAACCCGTAGAAGCCCAGACCCGGAAGGAACTTATAGTGAACAAAGTACTGGATCTTTTTGTATGACTCGTCGCCTTCAATGTAGTTACGACGAATAGCCAAAACCTTTCCGGTTTCTTCGCTAATAGTGACGATATACGGGATCTTAATACCCGTCTCCTCACCATCCTCACCCATGTCCTCAAAGCCCGGTAGATCCAGCTCTACGTGGAACTCAAGCAAAGTGCAGTCGTAGTTAACATACGACGGGTGTACGCCCTGTATGTTGTCTATTTCGTCGTTAAGCTGCGAAGATTCTTCTTGCCCGGGATTAATCGGAACATCCAAATAGAACCCGTAAACCTGTTTTTTGCGCAAGTCGTTTGCAGAAATAGGCACTACGTGGGTAATAATCGGAGCCGTCTCCAGATTACTCGTCTCGTAAGGCACAACAAGGTTTTCCGCAGGGACA